ACTTAAAACTGCTTTGGGCAGGACTGACTATATATTATTTGAGGATAATTTTGTAAGTGAGGAGTAAAGTTTGAATTTTATTGAGATAGTTGATGACACCACACCACTGTGGGTAAAACGTAGAACATATGGCGAACTTAGCTCATGTAAAAGTATTATAGAGTATTTTGAAAGTGTTCCAAACAAAAGTAAAGGTGGACTTCCTTTCTTTAATAAGAAACGACAAAAGGTTTGTGTAACAAAATCATTTAACTTTGGTGATGACAATCCTATCAACTCAAGCATCTATACTTTTGTAAATAACTCGTTATCTAGATACTGCAATAAGTATGACTATCTTAATAAATTAAATACAAGCTCCTATTGGAGATTGTGTCCTGTATACAATCTACAAAAGTATGAAGAAGGGGAAGGATTCTTTTCTTTACACAACGAACAATCTGGTTCTTATCCCTATCGCTTACTTGCATGGATGATTTATCTTAATGATGCAAAGTCAGGCACAGAGTTTCCGTATCAAGAAATGATAGTAACACCCAAAGAAGGTAGAACTGTTATCTGGCCCGCAGGGTGGACACACCCACACAAAGGTGTAACACCAAACGAAGGTACTAAGTATATTGCGACAGGGTGGTTTTACACATTGCCCGCAGGTGAACCTAAGTTTGATGGCAGACATCCAGACGAAGAAAAGATAACGGAGATATTAGTATGAGCGCACTGTCTAAGTTAGTTGGCAAACCTAAGCCATGGGATTGGTTTAGTGCGAAGTATCCTGTTAAAGTAAAGCAGATGAATTATCCCACAGGAAGAACCCAACAAATTAAAAATGATATTCTTGAAGCAGGCGATGCGTTACAAGGACGAACCGCTGCTAAGTGTTTAATGACCAAATGGAATATGCATGAGGACTATAATACATTTCGTGTTGTTGGTGGAGCTGCAATAGAAGTTGCAAACTCATGTCCAGTTGCAAAACGAACTAAACCTGATGGAAGTCCAGATGATGTTCCTCTTTACATAAAAGAAAGTTGGGGATTGATGTACGGCAAAGGTCACACTTGTGAAGAACATAATCATTGGCCTTCTCTTTGGTCTTATACCTATTGTGTGGAAGCATGTAAAGAATGTGCGCCATTAATATTTAACGATAGTGATGATGAGGGTACTCCACTTCACATATTTCCAGAAACAGGACAACTGATTGTTTTTCCAGCATGGTTAAATCATTCTGTTCCAAAACAAGAATGTGAACACACAGGAAAAAAACCACGAATTATGATTGCAGGTAATTTAAATATCCGAGAAACTATTGGCTCGAAGCTTTTCGTTACGGAAGGTAATTTTCGTGTTAGGTAATTTTGTCAGAGGATTTGAGAACGCACTAACAGACAAAGAATGTGATAACCTTATAGAATGGTTTGAGCGTGATGACCATATGGGCAAAACTAAAACTGTCAATCGCGCAACACGCAAAGATAAACAAATGTGGATGCACGAAGAAGACTCTCTCTATTCATCTATTCAAAAAGTAAAGATGGATATGTTACGAGAATATCTTTTAGACTTTCCTATTGTATATCGTGGAGCGCAAAGTCTTTTATCACCAGAAACTAAAGTGCAAAGAACAATGCCTATGGGTGGTGGGTTTCATAATTTTCACGCAGAAAATTCTCACTGTGCAGATGCAAACAGAGCTCTTGTATGGACAATCTATTTGAATGACTTACCAGCTGGTGAAGGTGAAACAGAGTTCCTATATGAAAAAATAAGAATCCAACCAAAGAAAGGAATGGGTGTTATATTTCCTTCTGCGTGGATGTATCAACATCGTGGGAATCCCGTACACACCCACGATAAGTATATAACTACTGGTTGGTATTGGTATCCACAGGAAAAAGCAATACTATGAGTTTATTAAAATCGCTTGCAAATAGTCTAGATGAAGAAAAAAAAGTAGAGGAACAAAAGCAACGACAGCTTGCTACTAATCCAGCTTCTATTTCATTTACTTCTAATCTTCCTATTATAAAATCAGATGTTCCAGAATCAAATGCAACAAAGGAACTAATAAATCTTTGTTATGATTTTGAGGATATACAAAAAAGAAAAACTAATGTACAGGCAACTATGAGTTCGTGGTTTATGCATGAACACAATTCAGAGTTTATGAAACTCTGCGACTACGCAGTACACCTTGCAACAGAGAACTCACCCAACAAAGTATTTCTTATGCCGTACGATTGTTGGACTGCAAGTTATACAAAGGGTGATTGGACAAAACCTCATGACCATTGGCCATCTATTTGGAGTTGGGTATACAATGTTGATTGTTGTGATTCGTGTGCGCCGTTAGTGTTTCCAAATGCTATGCAAGCGGTTATTCCTAAGAAAAATACAATGGTTATGTTTCCAGGCTGGGTAAAACATTCTGTACCCAAACATCAATGTGATCATAAAAGAATTATCATTGCTGGTAATCTAGGACTCAATCCTTATTGGATGACTAGTCGTTTGAAAGTTGGTCGTGAAGAAGTTGCAAAGAAATACGAACTGATTGGAAATGTTGGTTATTCTGAAATGACAAAACTACAAACCAAAGGCCCAGTATAATCTTTTCCATACAATCCTTATAAATAGTAAAAACTGTTACTAAAGGATTATTATGGTGGAAAAAAGTTACTTCATGGGCCAAGATGGATTTGTCTGGTTCGTAGGTGTTGTAGAAGATAGGAATGACCCAGACCAACTTGGTAGGGTTAGAGTTCGTTGTTTAGGATTTCACTCAGAAAGTATACTTGATGTTCCAACAATAGACTTGCCGTGGGCTCACGTTATGCACCCTGTCACAGATGCAGCGATGCATGGTCTTGGCAACTCTCCGTCTTTTCTCGTTGAAGGTAGTTGGGTAATTGGTTTCTTCAGAGATGCTATAGAAAAACAACAACCAGTAATTATAGGTTCTTTGCCCGGCACACCTCAAGCACCTGCTGACCCTCAAGTTGGATTTAACGACCCTCGCTCCCCCGAAAGTCCACAAGCAGAATATCTTGGACACCCTCTCTATGGTTCATATCCTGTGGATGGAGAATTCTATACTACTAAATCTGGTCACGAAGTAGGTGAACCAGACACAAGCAGATTAGGTAGAGGTAGAGCATCAGAGTCACACAACTCCCTTTTAGAACGAAGACGTAGTCGTTTACGTGGCGACCCAGCAATTGTTGACCCCACAGTTGGAGTTGATGATGACAGTGAAGAAACAGATCAAAAGGGAACAGGTGTTCCTACTGCAACACAACCATATCTTTTAGCTACATCTGATTTTGCGGTTCAAGAGACTCGCGGTTTCTGGAACGAACCACAACCCAAGTCAATTCAAAAAGATGAGAACCCATACATCTCCGCTGCCTATCCATACAACCATGTCTTTGAAAGTGAAGCTGGACACATAAAAGAAATAGACGATTCGCCTGGCGCTGAACGATTGTTTACACAACATGGCGCAGGTACGTTTGAAGAAATACATCCAGACGGTTCAAAGGTTGTAAAAATTGTCGGAGACAATTATGAGATTGTTGTTGGAAAGTCTCAGATACATATACAAGGTGATGTTAATATCACAACACTTGGAACAGTACGAGAACTTATAAAGGGTGATTACCATCTTGAAGTAGAAGGTAATTATACACAGAAGATACATAAAAACCATAGAGTTAAAGTTGGAGCTGGAACAGGTGGTGGTAATCTTGAAGAAGAAATTAACGGCAACCATTCTTTTCAGATAATGAACAGCGTCAAAGGCAGAGTCAAAGAAGATATGGATATTGTCATTGATAAAAATGAAACTAGAATTGTTAACGGAACAAGTACTCTTAACATTATTGATGACTACGCAATAACATCTCTTAAAAGTATAGACTTAATAGCATCAGACCATTTATCAGCAACTACTGTTTCTGGAATTATGTCTTATAAGTCTGGTGGAAAATTAAATATGAAATCAGTAGGTGTTGGAACACTTAAATTTTCTGGAACAGGTAGTGAAGTTACTGCTAAAAATAGTGATGCAATAGATATTGCTCTTACAACACATGTACATTCTCAAACTGACACTGGACAAGATGCTACTGCACAGGGCAACACACTGGCGCCAGTTGAATAGGAAATAAATATGGCAAATTTTAAAACACCAAATTTAGCAGGAACAAGTGCAGAGTTCAATTCAGTTCTCAGTACATTTGATTCTATAAAAAGTGAAGTTGTTGCTGGACTTGAAGCAGAAGCAGCTGATCTTGTTGCTACTCTAACCGTTTCTGTTGTAGGAGATTTGGTATCTAAACTTGGGGATTTAGTTCCTGAGCTTCCAGAGTTGCCAAATGTAAATTTACAATCAGAAATGTCCTCACTTCTTGATATCGATCAAAGTACTTTAGCAGGACAATTAGAGTTTGAAAATAAAAAAGCAGCATTAGAATTTCAGTTTGGAGATGGACTTACTGCTGGTGGTTATGATTTAGATACTTTAACTGCCAATGCAACTGCTGCTAAAGCTGCGGCGTTAACTGCTACTACAGATATTGCCTCTGCAACTACAGCGTTATCTGATGCAAGAGGAGAGGTAACATCTTCTTTGGATACTGCGTTTGATGCATCTCTTAAATTAGACAGAAGTAATGTTCCAAATCCAACAGCACTAATTAATGATTTATCCGCATCAACTACTTCAGCGGTATCTGCACTTTCATCTCAAGCATCATCATTCCAATCTCTTACAGATGCAAGAGGAGCTGGAACAAGAATTCAAGATGTTGTTCCAAACTTTGAAGTGCTTGCAGCTGGTGGAGTTGCATTTGAAAAAGCATCTGCGGTTCTACAACCAACTGTAGATACTGTGAAAGAAGAAGTATCCACAGTAGTAAGTAATCTAAAACTTGCTAAAGCACAAGTAGAACTGGGGAAAACTTTTGAACAGTTTGAAAGAGATACTCCAAAAGTCCTTCCATCAGTAAATGCTGGTGCGTTTACGGTGACAAAGAAAGCAAAAGAAATTACTATCACGTATATTCCAGAAGAAGGCACAGTGAGTTCAAGTGCGGGCGAAACAAAAGAATTTCAACAAGACGGTGCAACCGTTACTTCAACTGTAACTACAGCAAAAGATTCTGTTACAAAGGTTACTACAACTAGTGGTGGGGAAACAATTTTAAGGGCAAATGTATCTGCACATGGATTCTCTAGAAGACCTACTAACAAAATAGAAAAAATATTTCAAACTGCAACAAAAGAAAATCCAAGTACATTCAAAACAGAAACTAGAACATGGACGGATGCAAATGGTAATAGTGGAACGGTCAAAATTGATATTATTACATTATCTGATAAAGCTGTTAAACTCACGGTAGTTAGAGGAAGACCATCAGGAAAATCCTTAGCCAGAGTAATATCAGTTGCAGGAAATCCTCCGGCATACGGTGATGTATATTCGGTAGATAAAAATGGTAGAATTTTAATAGGTTGGGCTGACTCAAACGGAAATGCACCTTTAGAAGACGGTACTTTTGCAAATGGTATTTGGGTTAGACGGAGATACTACGATACAAGTGGAGTAAAACCTAATATAATAACAGGAAAAAAAGACGAGTTTATTTACAAAGTATCATACCAATACAACGACAACTATGACCCAACATTTAATGGAAATGAAGAAGCAGTTAAAGATAAAGGAAGTCCTAAAATTAAATAAACAATCGGTGAAGTATTGTTATAAATAGATAAAGGAGTACCATATGCCAACACCAACATCATTCAAAGACGCTCAAGGTCTTAACAATATTGAACGTAATGTTCGTCAATATAAAGACTTGGATTTATTTTTTGTAAAAAAGAAATTGTCTTCGAAAGATAGTGATGGTGTAGTAACAGTAAGTGGTGCAAAATCTGATATTGAAAAAGTAACAGACATTACAGCTGTAAAGCGTTCTATCCGAAATCTAGTATTAACTAATCATTACGAAAAACCTTTTCACCCAGAAATTGGCTGTGG